AGCTTGCCGAGGCGCTGACGGAGGCGTACACGGCGGGGCTCATCAAGGCGCAGGAGTCGGACGAGGCATGGTTCCGCGAGCGGTTCGGGCTGCCGGAGGTGGACGAGGACCGGGAGGAGCCGGAGGCCGCGCCTGACCCGACGCCGCCCGCGCCGGACGACGGGGCCGACGACGACATCCCCGAGACCGACGAGGACGACGGCGAGGACGAGCAGTTCGCGGCGACGGTCACGTTCGCGGCACGCCGGAAGCTGACACCCTACGAGCAGCGCGTGAACTTCGCGGCCATCGAGGACCGCTGGGACGCGGTGATCCGCGACACGACCGACGCCATCGCCGCGATTATGAAGGACATGAGGGACGACCTCATCGGCCGCGTCGGGAAGATCGTCGGCGAGGGCAAGCACAAGCCCGACCGGAAGGCGATCAAGGAACTCCAGCTCAAGGGCTGGCGGGAGATCAACGACGCCCTGACGGCTGGCATGGCGTTGCAGTACATGGGCGGCAAGAAGGACATCGCCGACGAGGTGCGGCGCGGGACGGGCCGGAAGGTCGCGTTCTCCGAGCAGTTCGCGGACACGCTCACGCTCCTGCTCCTGCCGGAGAAGGCGCGGCGGCTGTTCAAGAACCTGCCGATCACACGGGACGAGGCGCTGATGATCCGGGACAAGGCGTTCTGGATCACCGGCTCGCAGCAGGACAAGGTGCTGTCCGAGGCGAAGGCCGTGCTCTACAAGGGCCTCGAGCGCGGCGATCCCGCATGGACCCGCACGCAACTCCGCAGCGTACTCGACAAGTACCACGAGAGCTATAAGAAGCCGACGAGCGGCGGGCTCGTCGAACTCCGGCCGGGCGTCGAGGTCAACCCCGCGTGGCACGTCGAGACCATCGTGCGGACGAACCTGGGGCACCACTACAACCTCGGCCGTAAGGCGATGATGGAGCACCCGGACGTGGCGGGCGTCATCGAGGCGTACCAGTACACGGCGATCCTCGACGAGAACACGACGGAGTACTGCCAGGACCGCGACGGCCACGTTTTCGACAAGGACGACTGCCCGCAGCCGGACGCGCATTTCAACTGCCGTTCGTTCCTCGTGCCGGTATTCGAGGGCGAGCCATACGACCTGTCGCGTGCCGGCGAGTTCACGTCGGCGCGTGCGGCGGGGTTCTAGGGGGTGACGGACGATGCCGTGGGATTCGCTCGCGGCAGCACAGAAGGACGGGATGCCGGCGGAGCTTGACGGCGCGCCGCTCACGCTCGCGCAGGTGAACCAGATCGCTGAACTGTACGACGCGATCAAGGCCGACGGCAAGGTGGACGAGCCGATGGCCGTTGCGATTGCACAGTGGAAGAAGGCGCACGAGCTACGGGACGGGAAGTGGGTCGCGAAGACCGTGCAGCACGCGGACGACGCGGAGGTGTACGCGACGGAGCCGAAGGTGCTGTTCACGCCGGGCAGGCACAAGGGCGAGGGCTGGACCGCAGCCGACTGCAAGCAGATGGCGCAGAACTTCGAGGAGACGAAGGACCGCCGGAAGCCGCCGCTGTCGCTCGGGCACGACGTGAAGCAGGCGGTGGCGAAGGCGCTCGGCCTGCCGTTCACGAAGAGCGGCCAGCCGAAGTTCGGCGAGGTCGCGAAGATGTGGTGGGACGAGGGCAGGAAGGCGCTCATGGCGGTGTTCTCGGGCATCCCGAAGAAGCTCGCTGGCATGATTGACGCGGGCCAGTACGACAAGGTGTCGCTGGAACTCGTGCGGGAGTACGAGGACGGGGCGGCCGGGAAGGTGCGGAGGAACTTCGTGACGAGCGTTGCGCTCTTGGGCATGGAGTTGCCAGGGATGTTCGAGCAGGACGACACGCTGACGATAGCACACACCGCAGATGTGTTCGGTGAGGATGTGGCAACTGAGTGGGTCACGTTCTCTGCCGATGACGACGGAGGTGACGAAGTGGAGATGAAGGAACTGGAGGCCAAGCTGGCCGAGATGGAGACCAGGCTGGGCGAGCTTCAGGCCGCGAAGGATCAGGCGGACGAGCTTGCGAGCAAGATGTTCGGTCTCATCGGCGAGGACGTGGGCTCCGTGGAGCAGGCCGAGGAGGCCATCGCGAAGATGCGGTCTGAGGCCGCAGACGCGAAGGAGAAGCTGGATCTCGCGGAGAAGGCGAAGCGCGAGGCGCACGAGAAGGCGTCGAAGGCGCGCGTGGACGAGGCGCTGGCCGAGGCCGTGAAGAACGAGCAGGTGCTCCCGAAGAACGTCGAGGCCGAGACGGACGTGGCGATGTCGCTCGTGGGTGAGAGCGTGCGGGTCACGTTCTCCGAGAGCGACGAGCCCGACCCGCTGGACGGGTGGCTCAAGGCGCTGAAGGCGCGGCCGAAGGTCGTGCGCTTCGCGGAGGAGGCGGCGCAGGAAGGCGACCCGCCTGATCCTGAGCCGAAGCGGACGCCCGAGGAGAAGCGGGTGCTCGACGCGATGGGCGTCACGCCCGAGATGGAGAAGGAGGCCCGCGAGGCGGGCTATCTCAGAGACAACGAGTAGCACACAACGACAACATACGAAGTAGGGGGTGACAGAATGTCGGCAGCGAGTGCGGATGTTGATCGCAAGAGGAAGGACGGTCACATCCTTGAGATGCCGATGGACGGGGGCGCGCAGACGATCTACAAGGGCACGCTCGTCAGCAACGACACGTCCGGCTACGCCGTGAGCGGGTCGGACACTGCGAGCGAAATCTGCATCGGCGTTTCCGTGGAGAAGAAGACGATCGCTTCCGAGGAGACCGACGGAACGACGAAGATCAAGGTCTACCGCGACGGACTGTTCCTGTTCGCGTTCAGCGGTGGCGATGCGGCCGTGACGGATGTCGGCTCGCTCGTCTACATCAAGGACGACAACACGGTCGGCCTCGTGGCGGACGTGTCGAACAGCGTCTGCTGCGGCAAGCTCGCGATGCTGGAGTCGTCGAGCGAGGTGTGGGTGGACATCGCCGACAGGTCGGCGACGGCGTAGCAACGACACTTGCCGGGTGTCCCGGAGCCTGTGGCGGGACCAGGGACGCCCGGAGGACAGCGATAGAGCGGGACGCCGGGGCGCTTCTGCGTCCGGCGACCGCAACCGGAGGTGACAACGAATGTCTGTAGTCAGCAGCGACTTCACCAAGCTGGTGACGAAGGGCGTGAAGACCAACTTCATGGCGGGGCTGAAGGCAGCGGAGACTCAGTGGCAGAGTGTCGCGACCCTCATCCCGTCGACGCTCCCGACCGAGACGTACGCATGGCTCGGTTCAACGCCCGTTCCGGCGGTGCTCGACGACGAGCGCGTGCCGAGGGCGCTCCAGGAGCAGAACTTCACGCTGGAGAACGTCGAGTACGAGTCGACGATGCGCGTTCGCAGGAAGGCCATCGACGACGAGCAGTACGGGCAGATCAAGATCCGCGCCAACGGCATGGGCCGGAGGTTCGCGCAGTACATCGACTACCTCGTCTTCACGAAGCTCGCCGCGTCGTTCACGACGAACTGCTACGACGGGCAGTACATGTGCGACTCCGACCACGCCGACAGCGGCGCGGAGTACACCACGAGCCAGAGCAACCTCGCGACCGCCGCCCTTTCCGGGTCCGCGCTCGCGACGGGCGTTCAGGCCATGCTGGCGTTCAAGGACGACCGGGGCTTCCCGCTCGGGCTGTTCCCCGACACGCTCGTGGTCGGTCCCTCGCTGTGGAAGACGGCGAAGGATCTCATGGGGTCGCACTTCTACCCCGAAGACGCGAACAGCAGGGACAACGTCTTCAAGGGCCTCTTCAAGCTCGTCGTGACGCCGCACATCAGCGACAACGACTGGTTCCTGGTCTGCACGACCGGGCCGGTCAAGCCGCTGATCTGGCAGCAGAGGATCGCGCCGGAGATCACCACGGCCGACTACCTCGACGAGAAGTTCTACATCGACTACCAGGGCTATATGCGCGGTGCGGTCGGTTTCGGCGACTGGCGGACGATCTATGGCAGCAACCCGAGCTAGCGGAGGGAGCGAGCAAACATGAAGAAGGGACTTGCGGTACTGCTCGCCGTTCTGCTTCCCGCCGCCATTGTGTGGGCGACCGGGACCACGACGTTCGACAGCAACCTGTCCGCGACCGGCAATCTTGCGGTCACGGGCACGTCTGAGTTCACGGGCACCGCGACGTTCAACGGTGACGTGGACGTGGACGGCGCGGTGACGTTCGACGGTCTTGAGATCGCTGGCGATTTCGAGATGACGGGTGACGCATCGTTTGGCGATTCGGTCTACATCGCTGATGACGTTGTGATCGGCGATTCCCTGTATGCGACCGGGGCGGGGCACTTCCACGGAAACCTGACGGTTGACGGCGAAATCGCCGGCGACTCGCGGGGTGCTCTCACGTTCACCGACGGCGCGACGTTCGGCGGTGCGATCGACGGCACAAGCGGTGCGTTCTCGGGCGAGTTCCAGGTGGAACACCTGACGAGCACGGATGACGGTGACTTCGCCGACTCGCTGTATGTCGGGGATGACGTTGTGGTCGAGGACGACGTGACGGTCGGCGGCGATCTCGACGTGACCGGGACGATCACCGGGAATGTCACGGGTGACATCACCGGGGACGTGGACGCCGCGAACGCGGACATCTCGGACTCGACGTACACCGGCAAGCTGGTGGTGAACACATCGGCTGCGGTGGGGACGGATCTCGTGGTCACGGACGACGCATCTGTGGCCGACAGTCTGTACGTCGGCGACAAGATCGTCGTGGTTGGCGACGTAGCGGCGGGGAGCTTCACGGGCGACGTGACGGGCAACCTGTCGGGCGACGTGACGGGCGATCTGGACGCCACGAACGCCGACGTGTCCGACTCGCTCTACGCGGGCAAAGCGGTTATCAACACCTCGCTGGCGGTCGGGACGGACC